ATTAAAGAATATAAGATAAGTTCATGTGTCTGTCCAATTGCTATTTATTATTTTTTTTCTATAATCTATGATCTCCAACTAATTTCTTTTGTTTCGTCTATTTCATCTGATAGGATTTTTCCTTCCCCGGAACTTATCTTATATTCTTTAATCACTTCTTCAATTCCTGTCCTTTTTTGTATCTTTTTCCTATTTAATCCTTTGTTGAATTCTCTGGAATATACATCATAGTCCCAATTATTTGATCCTTTTTTACATACCTGACTCAATATTCTTATCCAAGCTCCTATGCTAGACATTTCTGTGTCTAAATTGATTTTTTTAGCAATATGACATGCTCCACCTACCTTCCAACTGACATATTTTCTTTTATCTTTTTTTGTTATTTTTGTGATCCCAATTATTATTCCTTTTGCGATCAAATAATTCAGATATTGATATAATTTTAAATTTGTAGTACACCATGATAGCCAATAACTCACTCCTATTAAAATATTAAACATTTTCCTGAGATTTCCATCTGATGGAATTTCCCAATTTTCCAAACTTTCTCTAGTAATACTTACTATGGAATTGCATGCTACTACTATATATCCAATTATGCTGTCTACTTGTTTTTCTTTTTTAGCAATTGAGTTGATAATTAATTCACTTAAACTGTATGATAAACCTGTTTCTACACCATGATAACTCAATAACCCTTCCATTTGAATTCTTTTATCTGGTATTAACTCTTTTGGAATTCCTGCTAGCATATCATATTCTTTAAGTTTAAGTGCGCGATCGAATTCGAATTCATCACTTTTGAGTGAAAAATTTTGTTCAATTGCATATATAAATGAATCCTTTTCGGGGTATTTGTTTTTGTCTGGTTTTTGTTTTAGATTGAGAAAAACAGCGTACATCTCTGAAGTATGTGATCCACTAAATTCTGTATTACATAAATAAACTTCATTAAAGAATTTCCCTATTTTCCTAACAATATTGTCTGTTAGATTTTTACTCAAATCTGAACCATATACTTTACTTATGATAGAGCCATGTGTATGTAAGAGATTTATCCCTTTTTCAAGTATTTGTCTTTCAATGTTTGACTTGATATCATCATTTTGAATTTCCATATCCAATACAATCAAATCAATATTCAATTGATGTTTCTTGATCTGATACATAAAATTTTCCCAAGTTTCTTCTTTGCTCAAGTCACTAGGATCTTCCCAGCTATTAAATCCATTCACACATCTTGATGGATCATTTGTACACATCTCAATAGCTGGTGCCCATCCTGGCGATGTTCCTCTTAAACTTGTATCTTTAAATGTCAGCAATGAATTATATAAACCTCTTGAATTTGAGTTATGTCTCAACAAATATGCAGTCATTCCTCCCGATCCATCTCCACCACAAAGAAAATCTCGATATTTAATTCCAAAATGGTAAATTATGCTTCTCAATTTATAATGTGCTCCAGTAGCCAATTGAGCCAATCTCAATCCTGTTATCAATGGACATTGTTTTTTGTTGATTTTAAGATCCCTCTTATCTAATAAATCAAAATCTAATCCAACAAAATGAATTTTGTAACTATAAGTTTGACAAATTAGCTCCTTTCCCCAAGTAAATTGATTTGTCTTTATTAATATTCTTTCTTTGAAAAATTTGCATGCATGTCTAACTTCACTATTCAATTTATATGCAATGTTGTTGATTCTCTTTTGAATAATTTCCAATTCTCCACTCCTAACTTTTGAAGCAATACTTCTCACTTCTCTTAAATTTTTTGTGTAATTTTTCCCAATTTTCCCAGAAAAATTCTGCAAGATTAATGTACTTAAGCAATATGGCCCTATAATTTCTGCTCCATTGATATCGGAAAAAATACACAATTTTTTAAATTTTGATTCATATCTAAAGTTGTTATCCAAATTGAAAGCTTCAGTTTTTAACCAATTTCTAATCAATATTCCCATATCATAATCACTAATAGGATAAGTTGGTGGAGTTTTATGGGGTCTGATCATTAATTCTTTGTGCACTTCACCCTTTCTACATAAATTGATTAAAAATATGTTTTCTCCAATTTTATCTATTAAATAAATCAAAGTTCCTAATAATGTAGCTTTTGCTTTGTCTTTATATATCATATTTCTTCTATGGATTACATTAATTAAACATGATCTAACTATCCCATCAAATAATCCGTATAGGTAATCATATCCAATTATTTTGAATTGTATTGAGATCGGAAATAAACTTGCTCCCTCTAAATAATCCTGATCTCCTAATATTTCATTTCCTAATAGAAATCCTCCTATTCTTCCTACTTGAAATGAAATTTCATGTTCGTTCAATTCAGAAAGGTCGACATTTTTGATTTCATAAGTTGGTTTCTCTGTATACCACAAACTATTATCTGGTTTCCATTTAATTAATGTTTTACTGACATCGGGATGTTTGTATTTTAATTTACTATCTAATGTTGGTTCTTCAATTTTCCTTAGGCATTTGTCACATGATAAATGATAATGGAATATAGTTGGTTCCTTAGTTTCTCTCAACATTTCACTAGCACTAATCTGTCCATACAAAAGTGAAGGTTGAAACATGAAATCAAAGTTTTCATTTCCAATTATTCGAAATGTGTCCGTTGTTGAAATCATCCAGCTTAAATTGGTTGGACAACACGCTGCATAACCACCTGAGCTCTGTCTTGAACAAGAAAATCTATGTAATGCTGATCCTGTTCTTTTAAATCCTTTGATTTTCCCACTCCAATCTTCTCCAGTCAATCCTTGTGCTATACTTAGTATTGCTTCACTCAGAATACTATTTTCATCTACAAACCAATGGATACTATTTCTCAATTTAACAGCTCTCCGAATTATACTAATGTTAGTCTCTTTATCCCATGGTTGTAAAATACTTGTAGATTCTGAAGTTCTTGAACCTAAATATGCAGTATAGGGTCCTCTTTCAATTTCAACATCTTTCAATCCTTTAGGTACCATACATGTGATATAGTCATCTGATCTTATTTTACAATATTTACACTTCGATCCAGATTCACTGACATTTTTGAACATTTCTATTGGATGTGGCACTGTTGAGCCTAAGACTTTACTTCCCCAAGATAACTTTCTTAATAAATCTGCATGACTTGCTGAACATTCCCACATTGTGTTTCCTTTAAATCTAAACTCTAATAATGCTTTGAATGTTGACAACTCACAATCCCAAGTCAACTTGTTTAAATCTCTGTATAATTTCCTTGAAAATGCTGTTCTTATTGTTCTAGAATTTTGAAATAATCCAATCAAATTTTCAGTAATCCCAATAAATGTTGCAGATTTAAATTCACTTAAAAATCGAGGGAATAAAGGTTTAATACTCATCAGAAAATTCAACAATGTTTCTTCCTCTTGGTTTAAATAAATAATGGCATCGCTAATCACCTCATTTTTGATAGTACTAACATTCAGTTGCATAGATTTTTTGATCTCCGCCTTAAGTAGATTTGCTATACTCATGCTTTTGGGGATGTTCAATGAATCTGGTTTTTCAAGAAGTTTGATAAAATCTTTAACATTGCTCATGACTGCTATTTTTGGATTTCCAACTTCACAGCACAATTGTCTCAATATTGGATCTTTTAATGTTTGGTGAATTACTTTCCAGAATGATAAACTCTCTGTAACAGGATCAGGAAATGCTCTGGTCAAAAATCTTGTTAATGATGTTCCACAAGCACCACCCAATGAAGGATCTAAATACAATGATAAGATTTTATAAACTGTACTATTTAATTTGTCAGGGAAAAAGTCATTTAGGGGTCCTCCAAGGACAGGATTGTGTCTCTCTATCATTAGTCTAGTTAAATTTCCAAATAAATTGAAGTAAATCATTCCATCATGTGGGCTTCTGTCAAAATGACAGACTGTTAGAGCATTTGTGCTAACTGTTGCCATAATATTTCCATAATTTAACAATTGGTCATTTGTGATACACATAATGCGTGATAATCTTTTACTAAATAAATTTAATATTCTTCCTCTAAAAACTGGTATCTTTCCATAATTTAAATAATCAGCTGATTGTATAGTTTCATCCTCATTAATAATTAAGCCTAGTTTATTGGTTCCATTCTGTATTGCATTCATAATGGAATGATTATTATACCAGATATCTTGTAAATTTCCACCTAACTCTTGCTCATTTTGGTATGGTCTTAATTTGTATTGAGTGCAAATCACTTGATTATCTCCTTGTGCTAAAATTTTGACCGTTGTGTTTCGAACTCTAGCCTCTCGTCTTATCATCAATAATCCTACTGTTGTCCATCCCTTTTGTCTCAATCCTTCTAATCCACCTTCTTGACCTTCCCAACATACTATTTGATTTGTTGCATTTGTTAAGCTGTCTTTGTTGACACGCATCAAATCTGGTCGTCCATTGTAGTAAATTAGACTTTCTTGAAAGAATTCGTGAGTTCTTGTGAATAAGTTGGGATATCCTAAGAACTCTCCCATGACCTTGAAAACTGGATCAGTTGCAGCTTTTCTTTGATGGTTGTTCCATTTCTCATAGTCAATATGATTTGCGATACAAATATTAGTGTAATCTTTACCACCTTGTCCCTGACTCCTATCTAACAATTTTGATATGACAGTTGTCAAATCATCAGCCATTGTCAATCCACTAAACAGAGGAACGTAATTCTCCTTGATTAAATATTCTGTTATCACAAAATATTCTCGCAACATCCATGACATTAGAGAAAAGAAACGACCTTTTTTCTTAACTTCACGTTCCTTTCCCTTCAAGCCAATAATTTTAGAATTTCTTGGTAATCCATGATCGTTAATTTCTTGTAAAAACACAGGCCAATTGGTACTTTTAGTATGTAGTAATGTATCTAAGACCTTTTTTGTTGGAATAGGGACATTTGGATACCTTGAAACATGATTAATAACTTCATCCCTATTCATAGAGTGACTCTTATCTGAATAAAGTAAACTGGGATCAATTATATCAGGGATATCAAAACATTTTGTTAAAGGCAACTCATTCCATTTATCTCCAAAGTCCTCAATTTGTTTTGGAGTTGGCCATGTATTCTCTTGAATATGTTTATATAGAGGATGATTTTGTTCTATTTTGGTTAGATCTACATACCATTTCTTTTCTTCGGTAAATTTCTTCTTTAATACCAAATATGCAAGATCACTTCCTAGTAATTTGGCATAATTTTCATCTATACGTTTTGGTAGATGTACTTGTGTATGAAGTGCTTCCAATCCTAGTAGATAATCAATAAATGGATGTCCCCAATGTCGAAATGATCCATACACTACTAATAATAATTGTACATTGTCAATTTTTTCAATAATTTCTTTTAATTTTGATATTTTTGGGTTCATAATTTGTAATTCGTTAACTGATCTTTCAATATGATTTGAGAAGCCGGGGAATGGAGGGATGAGAGGCCTAAATTCTCTTGCAAGTTCACAAAATCTCAAATTACACATAGGTTCTAACATTTTAATTGAATCATATGCTTCATTTCCTATTTTCTCCAACATTTGATCTCCTAAATTATAAATTTCATCAATAGTTTCAATATCTTTAAAGTCAAAATTATGTTCTGTTCTTAAAACTAAACCAATCAAAGTGTTCATTCTGGCAATCCAAGTGTCTTTCATCATTAGAGCAAAAAGCCTATCAATCATGATGTTATGATCTTTGAATATCATGATTTTCCCTGTTATTAAACATAATCCAAGATGAGTAGGAACTTTAAATCCGATAATGTTGTGGTCTGTTTTAACTGTTTTAAATTTTAAGATTTTCTTCAATTTTTTGATCTCATATTTAGAATTGGCATTCATAATTAATATCAAATCATGCATCATTAGAAACAACTCACACCATTTTTCTATTTCTTTATATTCTAATGTGAAAGATTTTTGTTTTTCGTTCAATTTTTTCCCAATCCAAGATTCAAAAAAAGCTTCAACTATTGGCAATGTTTCCAAATGGTTACTAATAACATTTCGCAAAAAACTTTTAGCTCTGTTTGTATTTAAATAATTGATTTGGTTTAATTTTCCCCACCATTTATGCAATTCATCTGTCTTTTTAATTTTTGAAAAATCGATCTCTACTTTCTCAAAGAATTTGTCTCTCTTTTCCCAATCTGGTTGTTTGAATACTAAAGGATAATTTCGTTGCTGTTTATGAGCAAGATACCCCTCTAAATCATCACTAATTAAAGGTGAATTAAGACTATAATCATTTTGGTTTAAATTTTGATAATGGTATTTAATTTGGTCACTTAATTCAAATTCGTCTTCATCTAATTCAAAACTAGAAGATGTTTCTAAATCAAAATCTTGATCATTTATCTCTTGAGTCTCATCTGATTCATCGAGCAAATCCATGATTTCTCGTTAACTCTTTTGTTTTTTTCATGTTAACCAAAAATCGGAGAATCATAATGTCTCATTTCAATCTCTTTGTCTCCAGTATTCACCTTTTTATACCTTAATTTAATGCAAAATCTAATTAGCTTGAAAAGTATAAATAGAAAGATAATCCCTGCTATTATCCATACAATAATTATTATCCCAATTCCTAATTCTTTGAAGAAATTCACCACTTTGTTCTCTGCAACCTTGACCCAATTATTAATAGCATCTCCTGGATTCACCGTTTTGTCGTGGATCAAATTTTCATCATCTGTGTCATCATGTATAACGTCAGTGACATTATTCAGAAATGGATGATGAATCTTATCTACTTTGAAGTAATCGAACAGTTCTTCTCTCCACTCGCTAGCTCTCAGCTGGTCATCTGGGAAGATTATTTTATTTTTAATCCTAATGATTCCATTGAACCCTTGATCTTTGTCTTTTTCAATTGGCAGCCATTCGTCCCAGTCAACACAGACATCATCTCCACTATGATCTTTATATGTACCAATGCAATCAGGACTCAAATCATTCTTTGCGTGATAAACTTTAATATATTTTCCTGTTGTCACTTCCAAAGTTCCATTATTGACTCTGAAGATGTTTCCATATCCAGGTGCATCTTGTCTTAAATATTGGAGATCATATAAGCTGATAACTTGATTCAACTGCAGTTTGTCCAACACATTCAAACACAAAATCTCTCTTTGCAAGTCTTCCAATTCATATTCAAATTCTTTCTCTTTATAGTTTTTATCTGGTATTCCAATTTCTGTTCCTGAGACACACTGTGGTATATCCCCCATGTCACTATGATCTGTTCGACTTTTTTGAAAGCCAAACCAAATTCCGTTTTTTAATCTTATTCCATCAAGACCACAAAATGACATCTTACATGCATCATCCATTTCTGTTATCGGAAAGGATTTTGATCTTACCCAACTTTTGTCTTGTTCTTTATTATCATTTCTCTTGAGTATCTCCAACTGTTCTTGAATTATATTATGGCATCGTTGACTCTCATGATCTACATCTTGCACCCATTTGACAGAGGAATATTTCGTGTCACAAAATTTCTTTTTACAACTTCCACCAACTAGAGCTTCATCCACTCCACAATCTTTGTATGGATCATATGCAATGGAATGTTCCACTACTATGGTTTTGACCACAGATTCATCATTAACAGAATTCCAGTAACATTCTTCTGGTGGAAATGAACCTGCTTCTTGTTTTCCAGCTTCATACAATCTCACAGCATCTTGGCATTCACTTTCACTTGGTGTTTCTTCCTTTAGTTTTCGACTTACGGTTTTTGAGAGATACCATGTGTATTCACATCTTGTTATCCATTCTGCTTTGTGACACAAAAATCCAGGAATATGATCTAAAGAAATATCATCCGGTCTCCATGTAACCCAACGGGTGTGTATGATAAATTTTAATTGCCAATCTCCTTGTGGTTTCGGACATTTCAAATCTTGGTATTTTGCAGGCCTCCAATTCTTACTGTGATCAAGTGGTACATATAGCACTCCTTTGTCAGCCACTGATCCCAATGGTCTAGCTCTCCAAACATATTCTGTATCATTATCATTGATATAACCATTTGCACAAGCTATGAGAATTAAAAATGCAATCATTTTGAAAAAGAGTTTGAAAACTCGTTAGTTTTTTTCATGTTAGTTCATTTTAATCACATGATTTCCAGTTTCATCATAATCAACATCAATTGGCAACTTAATATTTAAATCAGAAAATTTGGGTGGTGAATTTCCAGTTTTGATGGGAAAGTTATAAAGTACAGAAGCAGGAACTCCTGTCCTTTTGGTTTTGGAGAGATTTGACTCATACATCACAAAACACTGAACCCCGTACAATTGAGTCTCATAAGCTTGTATGTGTTTTTTGAACTTAATTTCTTGATTTGGCATGTTTTTGACTTTAAATTTAACCACTTGATCAATCTGAGCTCGATAGAGATTGGTGTATTTGCATGTTACATCTCTTCTCGCATGTAATCCAAGACAAATAAACAACCATGAATCAATCGTAATTTGCCAATGAGGACAATTATGTTCATCAATCCAAGCTTCTAAGATCTTCAGACAGTCCTCAATACTCTGAATTTCAGCTTTGCTTTTAATCTCAATTTTTGCTTGTACACGAAGTGTGATCTCCGTTATTTCATCTTCCCACTCAGGAGCAGAAGGTTCACCAGATTCATATGAATAAAAGTTTTTTCCTGGTATCCAGACATCCATCTCATTGTCTTTCAATAGGGAATTAGAGTCCCCCTTCTTCTTGTTGAACAACCTCAACATTTTTTTCAAGTCTGATGACTCGTTACTATTTATAATCGGTTATCAGAGTCAACATAGTGTAAATATTTGCTCTTTTGTATATCATTCGTAGGCATTCTTCTTTCTCCTCTGAAATGCTGCAACATTGTTTTACAAGGTCTTCTGTGATTCCATTTGTTGTTAAGTCAATTTTAACCATTCCTCCTCTTTTTCTTTTATAACATATTCCTTCTGTCAAAGATCTCAATACCTCTTGCTCAAGATTGTCATCAATTGTCAACTTCTCATGTGACCGACCCATATTGATTTTATTCAATTGTGGAGAAAGAGGCGGTGCCTTATTTTGGTGTTTGTCTCCATAGTATACTAGAATAGATTCTCCATCTACTTCACTAAGATCAAACTTCACATCCATCCCTAACTGACACAACACCTTTTGAGCCACATCTTTAATCAAATTATCCAACTCTCCTTGATATTTGATCTCACCGATATGAATCCTTGGTATTATTACATTTTTTTGTCTTGATCTCGCAACCCTTCTACGATTCTCCTCTTTAGACATTTCCAGTATAGTTTTTTCTATTGGCTCAAGAAAACCTGCTTGTTCTTCAAGCTCTTCTATACTTTCACTCCGATTTCCTCCATCTAATTTACTTTCATTGATTAATTTAGGGTCTTCATTTCCGCTATTTTCATTCTCATCAGATTCTTCACTTTGATCATCATCTGATATCTCAAGTACTGGATTGCATTCCCAATCTGAAGAATCACTACTGCTTAATTTGCATTCCAGATTTTTCCCTCTCATTATTTCCTCTTCTGCATCTTCATCTAATCCAATTAAATTTTGGTTCACATTTGTCCACGGAATCTTCTTAATTGTCTCATGCAATTTAGCTCTATTGACATCCATGATGTCTCGTTGATTTTTTTCATGTATTAAATCGAATTAAAAGACATCATTAAATCTAATTAATTATTTTTGAGTTTTTAAGAATTTTCCAACTGTTCCATCCCTCAGATCTGTTAATGTTGCCAGCCTACTTTCAACCCATTTTTCTGCTTCTACCGGGACTCTGAATCCAGTCATTGACAAATATCCAAACCATTCCTCTGGATGAGCATTTGATGGTGGCTTGTTGATGCCCATTGGAATTTCTGATGTTCCTTCAACTCTGATATCGGGGTTTGTGCCATATTCCAAAGTTAATGTTGGCCTAGTTCCTAGAATGTATGCAACAATTTTCCCATTTATGACACTGTTTACTGTATCTACTTCGACTCCCATCTTAGCATTTTTTGATCTCTTCGAACCAAGTAATGTTCCCACAACATGACAAAATAAGGAAAATGCTGGATTGGCCTGAGCAGAGTAAGGAGATCGTTCGCTAACTCCCAATTCTCTCATGTAGGCAACATAAGAGTCACCTTTTTCTAATTCTTCACCTTGTTTGGACATTTGATCAAGTTCATCAGCCATTCTAGCAGAGAATACCCACAGCATGAATTGTTCAATTGGCAATCCAGTCAATCTAGTTATGTGGTTCAGAGTTGTCAAGGCTGCACAATCTTTGTATCTGCTTGGTAGAGTTCCAAATCTAATGCAAGCCATTCTGGTGTTTTTAAATTTATGATAGTACATATCAAGGGTAGCAATACAGGCGTTAAAAGGTGCATGTAAAATTATGGCTTGCATTCTTGTCATTGCTGGTGTTGACGGTTTAACAGCTTCTGGGTTTAGATTTTTAGCGTGCTCCTCAGCTCTGCCAAACAAAGCATCTTTATAAGCCAAATTAGTAGCTCTACTATATCGATATAAGAAACAAATATAAAAAGCAATCCAATCCGCATCCTTTGCTGTGATCTTTTTATTGATTTCAGCATTTGGTAGAACACCATCTTTTTCTTGTACATCAACCAAAGTCCATGGTGTAATTTCATCTCCTGTCTTTCCAATTTGAATATTGAAACTGAGCCATTCTGTTTGTAAATGTTGTTTTTCCTCTCGAAAAATACGATACAAAACTGCACTAGCCAATTCCCCTGTTAAATCTCCTGTTTCCAGTCCTGCAGCAGCATGTTGAAGCAAAGTCTCAGTCGGAACATTTCTGAAAGAAATGTTGATTTGAGGCTTTTTATGTAGATTATTTTGGAACCAAGTTGAAGCATACTGAATTGCAGTAGTCTCTTGCGGTAAGATAGGTTGAATTTGTTGACGAGTGGAAAGCCGAAATATTTGTTTAATATTAGATTGAGCCATTTTGATTGCTCGTTGATTCCATTATTTAAGATCACAGACAACAGACTCATAAAAATGCATTAAATCTTTT